AGCGGGTGGACAGGCGGCTAATCGGCGGGCGGAATGCTTACTCGCCGGAGATCGCAGAGAAGCGGGCGGCGGCGTGTGTGGCGAGCACGATTCGGATTCACCGGCACCTGGCGAAGTCGTATGCGGCGCCGGAGATGGTGCTGTTTTTGGGCGGGGATTTCATCACGGGGTATCTGCACCCGGAGCTGGAGCAGACGAACGCGATGGGGCCGGTAGAGGAGGCGCATTTTGCACAACGGCTGCTGGCCTCGGCTCTCGATGAACTGGCCGGCGAGAAGACGATCAAACGGCTACGGGTGGTGTGCATGCGTGGGAATCACGGGCGGACGACGAAGAAGATGCAGTTTAAGAATGATTACGAGACATCGCTGGAATCGTTCATTTACTGGACGCTGGCAGATCGGTTTGGAGCATCGGGAAAGATCGTGATCGAGGTGCCGCGCAGTGATGTGCATGAGATCGAGGTGGTAAAGGACTGGCGGCTGCGGATGTTTCACGGGCATCAGGTGAAATACAACGACGGCATCGGCGGGCTGACGATCCCGCTGAACAAATGGCAGGCGAAGCAGGATCGCACCTCGCAGGCAGACTTCAATTTGATGGGGCATTACCACACCTATTCGCTACCGAATCCTCGGACGATCCTGAATGGTTCACTCAAGGGGTGGGACGAGTATGCGATGTCTCATGGTTTTCCGCTTCAGGAACCGCTCCAGGCGTTTGCTCTGCTGGATGTGAAGCGGCGGATGGTGGCGCAGCATTTGCCTATTTTTTGCGCATGAAACTTCCCCATCTCTCGGTTCTCGAAGAAGCGGCGGCGGCGACGGCGGGAGATCGGCGTCGGGATTATGGGACGGCGACGGACAACCACACACGGATCGCAGATGGGTGGAACTGGTATCTGAATGCGAGGCCGGTGAAGGATGCGCCGATCTCCGCTCTGGATGCGGCGATGATGATGATCGTGCTGAAGATTGCGCGCTCGGTGCATCGGCCAAAGCGGGATAATTTTGTGGACATCATCGGCTATGCGAAATGCGCGGCGCAGATTGCGGGGATGGAGCCGGAAGAGGAGAAAACGGAGGGAACGGAGAGATGAATGTCGTTGTGGGTGGGGCGAAGATTGGACTGGAATGGGTGGAAATGGACGAGTGGGGATCATATCACCACGATGAGCGTAAGATCCTGCTCAATGCCAAACTGCTTGATGATGCGGATAACTTTGCGCTCACGCTGAAGCATGAGATTCGGCATGCGGCGCTGGCGATCTCCGGTGTGTCGTTTGGGCTGACGAATGAGCAGGAGGAGCAAATTGTGCGCTGCATGGACACCATTTTCGATCCGGCATGGGACGAGATATTGACTAAGGCGAACCGGTGGGACCGCAGGAAAAGTTTAGGTGACGGTCGCAGGCTGAAAGCGACCCGCTGATGCAGGTGAAGCAAAAAGAAGCGGGGATGATGTTGTTATGAGGAAGATTTATCAATCTTCGGTTCCCGTCTTGTGCTGCTTGTGCTGCTTGTGCTGCTTGTGCTGCTTCGTTTTCTGATGAGTGGGAGCGGATGATGTTTGGCCCATTGACGTATGAATTATGGTGGTGAGAACTGGCGGAGCGGGGAGCTTCACAATTTTCGCAATCTCCGTCGTGTGGGGTTCTTTCGCGTGGGTAGTGCTTGGAGAAGTGACATTTTTTTCTAGCAGGGCACATGGTGTGGGGAAGTAGGGTGTTGGCTCCTCATTGGGGTTGATGGTGACGTGGCGGTCTTTGGTGGCGGTCTGCTGCTGCGTGGAGCGAACCCAATCGGCGAAGGTGATGCCAAGCCGCTCTGTCTCGCGGGCCACAGTCTTTGTGAGTGATTCTGCGACGGCTCCGATCTCTGCAAGACCGATGCGCATGGATAACCGCATCAGTTCAGAGCGGGTGAGATTGAGCTTTTCGGCGACTTGGTCAATTTCGCCAAGCAGCTCGTTTGGCAAGGCGATGGGAATGGGTTTGGAGGAGGCGGACATGGCGGACTTTACCACGGAAAAAGGCAAATAGAAGAAATTATATCTTTTTTTCTTGCGCGGCGATATAAGTTCGTATATCAGTGCATCATGACCCAAGAGCGCAACAATGAGAGACCGACGACCAAGGTGCTGATGCAACTGACAGATGACCTCAATACGGAGGTCCGCAGAACGGCGGCAGACCTGGGGCTGAGCCTGCAAACCACGATTCGGCTGAGCCTTGAGCGCGGTCTGCCCATTTTGCGCAGCCAGTTGCTCACACCGCCGGTGATGGCTGCCTGAGAATTTTAACCACAATCGCGACCATGAAACTGACCCGCACCGCAAACTACCTGCTGATGTTCAGCCTCTTTTTATCAGGGGCCGTGAGGTCCGCCGGAATGATGCATGCCGACGCCGATGCACGAGCCGCCTTTGGCAATCTGCGGGCGATGCGGGCGGCGTGCGCCAAGAGATGCCTGCGTGAGTGGCGCTACCACATGGCGCGGATCGCGGCCTGAATTTTTGAACCGGCGACACCGGGGACGGGCAACAACCAAACACAAAACAACGCATGAAAACGATGAATGACAGTGAAGTGCTCCGGGCTGAAAAACTGCCGGAGCAGACCAATGGAAGAAGACCCTTTGGGGCACCCCGGCGCAGTGCGCTGGGGCGCGGCCTGGGGGCACTGCTGCTACGGCAGCAGCTCCAGGCAAGCGTGAGGCAAATGCCGAAGCTGCGTCTGCCTGCATGGGCGGACTTTGAGCCGGAGCACCAAAGCTGGCTCAAGCGGGTGTGGCAGCGGACGCGGTGAAGGAATCCCCACCCGGCGGGGCGACGCCGGGAACTTTTTTCCAAGGAGGCTATGACTGACATGAATGACGAACTACACAGATTTATTGCAATTTTAACCACGCCGTCGGTGCCGCTGGTGCTGGCGCTGACCTCACTGGTGGCGTGCATACTCATTTGGTGGGCCGCTGCGGCGGTTTACCGAAACGAGCAATGGATCGAGGCGGAACGCCTGCGGCGTGCGCAGGAGCGCAGAGAACGCTGCTGGGACGAGGTGACCGGTGAGGAATGGCGATGGGACAACGCGCCGGAGGCGGAGCAGGCCGACACTGAACGGGCTGGCAGCCTGTCTCACGCGGAGTTGAGTCGCATCGTGGGTGCGATGGCGGTGGAGACGTGCAATGCACGTGAGCATGTGCGCCAGGGGCGCAGGCAGGAGGCGGAGGAGAGTCTGCACCTGGTCATCGGCTGCCAACATGGCTTGCTGGATCGCTGTGATGGAAAGGGGGGCGCGGTATGACCCGGATGCAGATAGGCAGGCACTATGAGGTCGAGAAGCCAACGGCGCGACATGTGACGCCTGGCGCGGCACTGGTGCCAGAGGTGGAAGATGCAGGCTGGCTGCTGGGCGCGGCGATGCTGGAGAGTCTGGCGCAAGACCTGGCACTGACGCATGCGGCGGGCTGGTGGAGTCACGATCCGCGAGAGATGGCGGGTATGAACGCTGAGGCCGATGGGCTGTTAGGTGAGCTATATTCGCCAGGGGTGCAGGGGATTTTTGACCTGATCACGGCGGCGACTGGTGGCCGAGTGCAGGTGGAGCGGCCCTGGCTGCTGCGCCAAGCACGCTGGCATGCGAAGGCGGTGCTTTGGAGTCAGGCGAGCCTGAGTCTGTCGCGGGTGTGTGAGCGACTGCGACAGAGTCAGCGAGCAGGGGAGGGCAACAAAAAGTATGTCGATCTCCCACCGAGTCGTCTGCCTGATGGTCGGGCAAACCCGGCTTATTTCAAGGCGCGGGCGGCAGTGCTAAAAGGCCAAGGAAAATGCCGGGACTGTCGCCGTCCATTGAGCAATCATTCACCGCGCTGCGCCAGTTGCCGCGAGGATAACAACCGTCGCATGAGAGAGTGGAATGCGAAGTGTAAGGGGGTGGCGGCATGAGTGCTGGGCTTTACACAGTGGCGCAGGTGGCGCGGTATTTTGGCTCCAGGCCGCAGGAGGTGGCACGCATGATCCGTGACGATGGTCTGCCGGTGGTTGAGCTGCCATGCGAAAAGAAACTGGTGCGAAAGATCACACTGCATGGCCTGCATGGTTGGCTCTCGGCTCGGCACAGCGGCAAGGCTTTTATGACGGTCCCGCAACTGGCGGCAGAGATCGAGGCGGCGCAGTCGGACACGACGGGACCGGCACTGCTGCAACTGCGCTGCGCGGTGGAGACGGTATTTGAGGCGATCTCACGTGAGATGGGGCGGGCAGTGATTTCCAATCATGAAAGGAGAGCAGCATGAGCGATGAATTGAAGAATGAAGCCACGATCCTGCAACCGGCGAAGCATGGCTTCGTGGTGGACGTGGAAGTCGGGACACGCCGCACGCAGGTGCGAGTGTTTGAATTTGAGTCGTTGCCTTATCGCGATGGGGTGTGTGAGATGCCGAAGGCACTCACGATTCCTGAGGCGATTGCGAGGCTGCGCGAGGCGATGGAGGCCCTGCGTGAGTCTGCATTCACCGAAGCACTGGCTGGCAGCCTGTCTCACGATGAGGGGAGGGCTGCGAGATGAGTCTGACGCAACAAATTGCGACTCACCCGGAGCATTTGCGGGCGGAGTTTCACGCAGGCCTGGTCAAGTGGGCGGGTGTGATCGACGGGATCGGCAAGCTGCTGGCGATGGAGCCGAGTCTGGTGAGCCTGGAAGACAAGCGGCAACTGCTGAGTGAGCTCAAGACGGCGACGTGCAATGCGACGGCCTGCGTGAATGGCATCCAGGTGTGTGAGATCAGCGCGAAGGTGGCGAGCAAGCAACTGCAAACGAAGTGGGGGTGGCTGCTGTGAGTAATGAGCATCACGACATCGCTGCGCTACGCAGCCAGGGCGGATTAAGCTTTGATGCGCTGCATCAAGGGCGGCGTGATGACGAAGAAACGATGGCGAAGGATTCGCTGTTTGCGGTGGCGACGAACAATGCCGTGGCGGGTCGCCCACCCATCACCGAGATGGGGTATCGGGTGTGGATCATGGCACTGCGCTTTTTTGTGGCCTGTCCACCGATGACTGCGGCGATGGTGCGCGAGATGCAACGGATCGCGGTGCGGTGCAATGGTGGGCTGGCACTGCCGAGAGCGGCGGACGCTGAGGCGGTGTTCGAACTGCTCATGCTGGGGACGCGGACGCCGTGGGAGACGGGTCGCCGCGTGACGCTGCTGGCCTATGCATTGAATCGCGGCGTGGTGGTGCGTGAGGTGCTGCCGAGCTTTGAGAGCATCGGCCTGCTGTGGCAACTCAAGGCGGAGAATAAGCGAAGTGCTGTGTGTGCCGCGATGAACAAGCTGCGTGAGGAGATGATGCGCACGGGCAAGCTACCGCGAGGCTTTCGATTCTGGTTTGAGAAGTCGGACGAGGCGAGGGCTGTCTATGAGTCGGTGCAACTCGGCAATCACAACCGCACCGGCGGCAGCAAGGAGGCAGCGGAGACCTATGAAGGCGTGCCGATGAAGCAGGCATTTGCGCGGCTCGATGAGCGGCAACGGAGACGTGTGCTCAATGAGCTGCACGAGGCGGCGGAGGCAAGACGGCTGGGAATTTGAACCAATTAAAAACAATGAACGAACAAACAAAAAATGAAGTGGTGGTGCGCTCTTTGGGGCGCGTGAAATTCTGGGAATGGAATCCGCGTGGCTCGAATTATCGTGGCATGCCGGAGCTGGTGTCTTCGCTGGCCCGTGAGGGCCTGCAAGACGCGATCCACGTGTGGGAGCGGGTCGATGGCGACTATCTACTCAAAGGGCATCGCCGCTTCGAGGCGATGAGCGCACTGGGCTGGACGGAGTGTGCGCAGGTGGTGCATCACTACGAGGACGAGGCGGCAGCGTATCGTTTCCTACTGGAAGATCACGGGCACAACGATCCGCTGGATGCCGAAGAGAAGATCGTCGCGGTGGAGAATGGTGTGAAACTGGGCATGCGCACCGATGAACTGGCTCCGAGTCTGGGGGTGTCCGCTGAGCGTGCGCAGCTATGGTTCGAGCTGGGCGAGCAACTGCCGCAGGCGGCGAGAGCGGCCCTGAGTGACGGAAGGCTGAGCATGAACACGGCAGAGCTGCTGCTGGAGGTGCTGGACGCGAAGGACCGACGTGCAGCGACGCAGATGATCCTCAAGGATCTGGAGACCGGGGAGCCGATGGCGCATGGACAGGCGAAGGCCTACATCCAGGCGCATTATGTGCTGCCGGAGAAGCGGCGGAAGGAGTGGCTGGCGCGTGAGATCGTCCTGCGCAAGAAATACAAAGTGGCGAAGGGGTATCACTTCGTGGAGTGGGCGGAGCGACGTGAATTTGCGATGGGCGAGAGCGGGCAACCGCAGCCGGAGTTTGAGTTTGGCGATGTGATGATGCCGAAGGATCGCGAAGGCCGCACCTGGGAACAGGTGGCACTGGAGATCGGGGTGCCGGTGTATGTGGTGGCGGCTCCGCTGCATACGGACGGGCATGTGCGGCTAGTAAACTCGTCCATGATGCGCGATGCGCTGAGTGTGAAGCCGCCGACCGAGGTGAGCGATGACGACGCCGATGATGAGCAGGAGACCACGACGGAGGTGCTGCCGCCGCCAGTGAGCACGATGCCGATCAAGGCTGAGGCCATGGAGGAGGTCGAGCAACTGCGGCAATGGCTACGCACCAACCTGGGCGCAATTTATGACGAGCTGCTCGAAAACCCGACGCTGGTGATGACGAGTGCGCCGTGGGAGCCGCTGCGCGATTTCCTGGCGCATCTGACGACGGATGTGGATGCCGGAGCACTGGAGGCCTGGCGTGGCATCACTGACCGCGAGGCGGCGATGGAATGGATGCGCGGCGACAAGAAGCAACGCGCCCCGATGCGCTGCGCTCTAATGCTGCTGCTGTGCGCGGAGAGCGACTCGAGCGACGAGCCGATGAAGGTGATCAGCGAGGTGGCGAAGGCGATCGGGGTGGGGCCGATTTGACGGGCGGTCATTGAGGCAGGGAGAAAACAACCAAAATTCAACGACGGGAGACGATCTAGCATGACTGGAGGGGACATCATCGGCAGGGCGCGGAAGTATGTGGCGGCGTGTCCGCCTGCCATCGCTGGCAGCGGTGGGCACGGGACGACGTTTGGCGTAGCGTGTGCACTGGTGCATGGCTTTGCACTCAATGAGGTGGATGCGATGACGCTGATGCAGGAATACAACCAAGCCTGCGCACCGCACTGGACGGAGCGTGACTTGCTGCACAAAATCCAATCGGCGGCACGGGCAGCGCACTCGAAGCCGCGTGGCTGGATGGTGGACGGATCGAATGACGAGAACGCGCCGGTGTATGTGCCAGCGAAGAAAAAGGAGAAACTGCTGTATGATGCGGAGATCCTGAAAAAGGTGCAGTGCGCGGACTGGACGTGTGATCATGCGTGGCTGCGGGCGAGATCGAGTCTGGACCCGTGGACGGTGGACACGGGCGATTTCATCGACGCGATCTATGCGCCGCAGGAGCTGGTGATGTGCTTTACCTCGATGCGCTCAATGGGCGACTACATGCGCTACAAGGGGGCGTGGTTTGCCCTGGGCAAAGACCCACAAGTGAAGGCGCAGCGCGTGAAGGACGGGCCACGTGGCAGCCGTGAGGGCTGCGTGATGATGATTCAGCCGGTGGATGGGAAGTGGCATGCGGTGCAGGGGACGACGCCACCGCGACTGAGCCGACGGACGATCCAGAGTGTGGCGGCGTTTCGCTACATGCTGTGGGAGTCGGACGAGGCGCCGGAGGCGATGTGGCTGAATGCGATCGCGCAAGTGCGGCTGCCGATTGTAGCGATCACCAGCAGTGCGGGCCGCAGTCTGCATGCGCTGGTGCGGGTGGATGCGCGTGACTATGATGAGTGGAGAGCGATGCGCACGGCGGCCCGTGATGTGATGACGATGCTAGGCTTCGACCCTCAAAGCCTCAGCAACCCAACGGCGGCGATGCGGACGCCGAACACGATGCGCGAGGGGAAGATGAAGGAGGGGCGATTTGTGCCGTTTGAGCACGGAGCGAAGAAGCAGCGGCTGCTGTATTTTAATCCAGGTGCGACGATCAACGGTGGCTGCATCGGTGAGGAGGCCGTCAGAGTATGGTGATCGCGAGTGATGGAGCACAACGGATCGCGGCGGCGTTTGAGCCGCTGGCACGGACGGCCGGCGTGGAGGTGCCGGACGCGGCGGCGAGACTGGCCTTCTCGCTGTATGTGGGCAAGGAGAAGTCAAGACCGGTGCCGCAGAAGCTGGTGCTGCGGGTGATCGAGGTGCTGCGTGGGCGTGATCTGATCTTTCGCAGTGGGGGTGAGGTGGTGACGTGGAGTGAGAGTGAAAGAGCGTTCCAGGTGATGAAGCCGCTGGCGTTTTGCACCTGGCTGCCATCGAGCAACGGTGGTGCGGTGGTGCTGCATGCGGGGACCAAGAAGGAGACGGATGCGGCGGGTGCGCTGACGGGCAAAGAGATCCTGGTCGAGAGTGATCTGAGCATTCACCAGGCGTCGATCATCTTGGCGAGTGAGGACTTTAAGCGGAGTCTGCCGGAGGTGGAGCATGTGGCTCCGGTGTGCCTGCCGACCTTTACCGATGAGCAGGATGAGCGCGGTCTGCCAATGATCAGGCTGTGCCGCAAAGGCTATGACGCGCACTCGAAGACGTGGACGACGGGCGAGGTGATTTATGACGAACACATGGACGTGACGGACGCGGTGATGTGGCTGCACGACCTGGTGCAGTATTTCGCATGGCGGCAGAAGGAGCGTGACTTCGCGATCTGGCTGGCGGCCCTAGTGACGATGTTTGGGCGCGGTCTGTTTGGGGGGCGTGCTCCGGCGTTTTTTGTGAATGCGAACATCCAAGAAAGCGGGAAGACGAATCTGACCTGGCTGATCACCTGGGCGATCCATGGGAGCAGAGCGGTGAAGACGCTCGAGGACGAGAAGGAGGAGGAACTGGCGAAGTATCTCGACACGGTGTGCCGCACCCACTCGCCGTATGTGAATTTTGATAACATCGACTGGGGCGGCAAGCCGATCAAGACGGCCCTGCTCGATACCTTCATCCAGGAGGACGAGCACGAGCTACGCAAGATGGGCAACAACACGGAGCTGGGTCGCTATGTGAACCGCACGACGGTGATGGGCAGCGGGAACAATATCACGCTGAGTCGAGACTTGCAGCGTCGTGGTTTGCTCGTCGATCTATGGAACCCGATGACGGGGACGGATCGTGTGCTGCCTGCGACAGCGACATTGATTGACGATGATTTTTTTCGCAATGAGGGCAATCGCAAGATGGTGCTATCAGCGTGCTGGGCCATGGTGCGTGCGTGGGACAAGGCGGGACGGCCGCTGAAGCCTGGGCGATTGCTGGGGAGCTTCGAGAGCTGGGCGCGGTTCGCACCGGCGGTGGTGTGGCACACGGGTGGACTTTTTAAGCAGCAATGGGACTGCATGATCGCGAGTGGCAATGATGAGATCGGTGACAAGCAGAGCCGGGACTTTGCGCGACTGGCGCAGATCGCGGTGGAGGAATACACCAAGGATGGCGACGGCAAGCCGCGTGATCGCTTTGAGGTGCTGGTGCGGCAATTTGCGGGCATCGCGAGACGGCACGGACTGGACGCGGTGACGGGCTACCTGTGGCCAGAGACGAGCATCGAGGCGGTGCTGGCGTGCAAGGATTTCAAAGCGCCGGCGAGGTCGGCGGAAAAGGCAGCGGCAGAGGATGTCGATGCACTGTGGACCGAGGACGGTGGGCAGGGTACGGTGGATGCCGCGACGATGGCAGCGGCGGCGGAATTCATGGGGAGCAAGAGCACCGCGAGCTTCGGCAAGGCGCTCAAGACGCAGATGCACGAGCGGCATTTCAAAGCCAGCGACGGCAGCGTGTGGGCATTCAAGAACCTCGCAGGGTCGAATCCTCGCAGGCTCCTGGTCGAGAAGGTCCGCGATGCGGAGGGGTGAGGGGTGAGTGAGCGCGAGCGCCATGATGCGCTCGCGTGGTGTAGGGTGAGCGAGGGGTGAGAGGTGAGGCACGAACGCAACGCCGCGAACGGCGCCACCATAGCTATCGCTCCGCGTGTGCGGCAGCATCGCCGGAGGCGGAATGCAGACGGCTCGCCGCCGCCGTCTGACCCTCTTTTTATCCTCACCAATCAAACGGCGACCCTCTCGACCCTCTCGGCTTTTCAGGCTGTTTTGAACGATTACGGAGGAAGCGGGTGTCATTTCAAGAGGCTACCCTCTCGAATGCAGCTTTTTAGTGGCCACCCTCTCGCGCTGGAACCCTTGATTTTCCAAGGAAGTAAGAGGGTTTTGAGGGTATATGAGGGTTTTGAAGGATTGTGTGACTGAGGCGACTTCTGGAGTAGGTGGCTGCGGGTGTGGGTTTGAGCGTCGCGACCCTCATAGGGTGAATAGGAGAAGTTTCATATTTTGTTAGTTGGGTTTGTTACTTTGGTTTGTTACTTGGCCACCCAGCCGGTGTTTCCCGTGCCGGACTCTTTGACATAGAGCGTTGTGTTGTTGCCGCCATCGGTGCGTGTGTATAA